TTTCTCCTCTTCTTCCTCTTCCTTCTCTTCCCTATGGGAATCCTCTTTCTCTTCTTTTGGATCTTCTTTCTTCCCTGCCCAGAAGGCATCATACACTTCTTCGTAGGTGGGCTTATGAAGAAGCTCATCCAAGCATACAGCACTTTCAAGAACTTCATCGGACAAAGGTTCTCTGTCTTTGAACTCAAAGGCTGTATACTCCAGACTTCTCTTGGATCCTTTCTGACGGAAAGAGATGATCTTTCCTATTGTATCATCTGCATACGGGACATCTCCTCCACCCTTCTTCTTGTGTGCAAGCTCCTCAAGAGGAACGGTGAAGAGATAATGAGACACATCCCAAACCTGTACTCCCACTTTCTCTTCTTTAGCAGAGTCCATGCAAACGATATTGTAGATGGCTCTCTTTGTGGGATTAAGAGCTTTGATGGCCTCTTCACTAACCTCAATGTCAGTTGCCTCTCTAAGCTCTTTCTGGTATTCACAGATAGGACAAGGCTTCCCGTTGTAGGTCCTGTTCAGGCAGATGTAACTATTCTCGTTCACACCAACTCCTCTGTGAACGAAAACATATAGGAAGAATGACGGCTTTCCCGGGGGAAGTCTCGGATCCTGATTTCCAGTCAGATACGGAACGATTGTGATCTCATGGTCATCTTCTGAACATTTCCAAAACTTTACTCCCGCCCTCTTGTTTGTTTCAAAGATGCCTTTGAACCTTCCAGAGTCATCTTTTTGGGAGAAACTTTCCTTATGTCTCTCCGCCATTTCTCTCTTGTACAACTCCCGTCTTTCCTTCATAGTCAGCATAGTCTATCCTCCTTGGTTAAATTGTTTCTTGGTTTCAAAAATGGATCTACAAATGGCCACTGTCAAAATTCTGACAAGTAGGTACAGATAGAAAGGTATTCCTATCACGATCATTAGGCTCCATACAAAATCAAACATTAGAAGCCCTCCTTTTTATCAGTTTTTGCATTCTTGGGGATGATTCAATGGTCTTTCTTTGAGCCTCTTCTGCATTTTCCGCAGCTTTTTTATACGGCTCTGTGTATCTGGACGATGCGGAAAAGTAATTTCCTTTGTAAAGTTCCGACAAGATGTTCAATGCTTTTAGTCGGTGATCTAAAGATTCTTTAGCCACCGCCATCATGTTTACATCATACTGAGCTTTATTGAGTTCATCCACCAAAGCAATCACTTCTTCATGTTGGGAAACTTTGTTAGCTATCCAAGTTTCTGTGATCTTTGTGCCAGATATTACCCTATATTTTTCGGGATCATTTCTGACATCTTCATCCACTTCGGCTCTTTTAGCAGAAAGCCTTTCCTTCAAACGATCTCTTTGAAGAACGGCTTTTGCCCATAGCTCACCGCTTTCAAGATACAAAGACGGTTGAGACAGAGCCGCTTGGTCTAAAGTGGTTACATCCAATGAAACATCATCTTTGAAAGCCATCGTACTCTCCTTTCTTCAAAAATACTATAGCACATTCTTTCAAAAACCTATTTGTTGCTGACTGCCAAATACACCAAGTTTATTATCCCTGGTTTTGCATTGTAGAAGATAGTTTCAGAAAACAAACTTATAAGGTTTGAAACCCGGTCATTTCTTTTGGAGCTAAGGAGAACCTTAGACAAGTATCCTAAAACAGCTTGTCTTATGTTCTCAGGCTCTCCGTCTTCCAACAAACGTGCTAAAATCTTACTCGTTTTTTCCCAAGGCTCACTCACCATAATTGCTTGACATAATTCTTTAAGCCCAGGATCTTCTGTTGATACCGAAGACAACGAATTTATAGCATCTTCTTCATCTTCAATATCAATTACGGCATCAAGATATACCAAAGCATTTCTAGGAAGACCTTCTGACAAATAGATTATTCTTTTCAGCACAGCTTCGGAAAAATCTTCCACTTTCTCTTTTTTGAGGACAGACTTTAATAGATCCCTCATTTCAGTTGTTTTCAAAAGTTTTACCTGGTAATTATGACATCTACCCACTAAAGGGGGTATCAACATCTCCGGATTTGTAGTACATAAAATATAATAGACATGCTCAGGAGGATCTTCTAAAGGTTTCAACAAAGCGTTTTGAGCATCCTTCGTTTGTCTATGAACCTCATCAAATATGAATACCCTGGTCTTACCAGATAGGGGTCTGTATATGGCATTCTGTGTGATCTCCCTGACTACTTCAATCCCTCTCAAATTGGACATGTTGTATTCTTCTGGAGAATCACAATCAAGTAATGAAGCCACGATCCTTGCAAAAGTTGTTTTACCACATCCAGTAGGCCCATGAAACAAATAAGCATGAGGGAAGTCAGCTTTCCTACTGAATATGCTTTCGATGCTTTTCTTTATAGCTTCATTCCCAAATATCTCCGACAAATCTGCGGGACGATGATCAATATGTAACGGCATTATCAGTCCTCCTTCATCAAAGTTTTGCTGTACCAGCTTTGATCTATTTCAGTTTCTTCCCATTCAATTTCTAACGGGACTATTATCCAAGGATACTCTTCTCTTATTCTCAATGTAGATATTTCAGTACACAACTCCTTGACTTCTTTAAGTTCATCTGGATCACAGTCAATGACGGCACAATCATGTATCTGTGCAATTACTTTGGATCGCATCTTTCGATAACGTAGCTCCGCATTGATCTGTATGACGCTCCACAATAGACAATGAAACGCAGTTCCTTGAAAGGGGTAGTTTACCAATTCATTTCTACCCATATACCCCTTGCATCTGAATCCCGTGAGAAATTCTACCACACCTGTTTTCTCATAAGACTTATACCATTCTTCCTGCCACTCTTTGAATACATGGAACTTTTTCCAATAATTTCTCTCTACTCTTTTTACATGTCCGATAAAGGAATCTTCGGCTTCTCTCCTACTCCTTATCAACCCTACAGATTCTAAATGCTCTATAAGGGGAATTCCATCTTTCGTAGGAAGTTCTTTACACTCTCTCCAAATATTTATAGCACAATTCTTGTAATAAGAACCGTACCATTCTGGAAACACAAACCCATTCTTCACATAGAATCTGAGTTCTTTTGTAACTTTGTCCGTATCTAACAGAAATATGTCAGAAGCAGTATCTTTGTGCATGTCTGTGGTGGGATCATTTATGTAAGCAATCAAAGCAGGATCTTTTGTATAGCAAGCTCCTACTCTTACTTCGATAGCCGCATAGTCCCAATCGATTATCTTGAAACCCTTAGAAGGCATGATGCCCGATCTTGATAATCGTTTTGCTTCTTTATTTCGGACAGGTGTGTTCTGCATGTTTGGCTTGTCAGAGCTGGACCGATACGTTCTTACTGTTCCTAAGTTGAAGAAAGGATGTACTTTACCATCAGTGTCTATTTCCCTGATAAACTGGGAGATGTAAGTATTATCAATCTTCTTGATTTTATTCAAGTTGGAAATTTCTGTAGCCAAAGGAGATTTTATTCTAGCCATTGCATCAGCATCTACAGAGATGTTCCCCTTCTCTGTAACTTTAGGTGGTTTCAATTTTCCTATATCGAAAAACATTTGTCTAAGATCATCTGTCGATCCTAGATTGGGAAGTCTGCCAGTCACTTCAAAAAATTTCTTACATTCCGGAAATTCTTGCAGTTCCTTTTTTCGTTCCTCAATCCTTTGCTCCAACTCTTTGTGAGCATTCTTATAATACTTTTTGTTTACGGTAATGCCATTGATCTGCATGTCTGCAAAAGCAAGTGTTCCTTCTATAAACAGATCAATCCCTTTTTCTAAAAGAGGATCTACCAGTTTCGTTTGCTTTAGAAACAGATGCTTCCCATACAAGGAATCTAGCCCTCCATATAACAAGAGCTTTCCTATAGGGGCTTTATGAATCCTGTTAAATCCAGAATCATCGAAAGATTCCAAGTAGGATCTAATGTCTTTACCATAATCTCCAATACCCCAATGCAGAAATGCTTGAAACTTTAATCCTGAATACTTCGGTCTGTTGTCCAGAATATGAGCTACTAACATAGTATCCCAGTACCAACTGTTAGGAGTTGTGTCTAAGATTATTCTAGACCAGACATCTTCAAAAGAAATGTTGTGAGCAATCTTCTTGGACTTGTTGAGAAGGACTTTCTTCCATTTCTCTTCCACAGATTTTTGTTGTGAAGCAGTCCAATGTCTTTGCAGAGGAAAAGAGAAAGATTTGTTGTCATCCCCGCAAAAAGACACCGAATGAATCTTATGCCCTTCTCTGTAAGGCTTGAGACCGGTTGTTTCATAATCGAAGTATAGATACTTCGGGGGATTCTTTGCTACGCTATCTAATACGTCACAAACCTCATCAAAATCCGTCGATATTCTGACGGCATCCTCATTAGGACGTTCAAGTTTGTCTAAGTGCCTAACTCTCATACAATCTAAGGCAAAGTCTAAATCCCGAATATACTGAGACATGATCAGAGAATTGTCCTGATTCCTCAAAGCATAAGAAGGATGATATGTTGAAACAACCCAGACGTTTCTCTCAAAATCTGGAATGAGAAGACCTCTCCATCTGCTTGGGGTCAACGTAGAAAACCTACTCATAAAATATGATTCTATTGCTGACTTGCCCATCAGCCATACTAGCTTGGGTTTCAGATCATGTATGGCTTTCTGTACATTTGGGAAACAGCAGGTCAGTTCATTCTTTGCAGGCTCCCGATTATTTGGGGGTCTGCATGAAACAGCATTCATCTTCCAAAAGTCTGCATCTAAGTCAAGATTTCTTTCAGCCAATAACTTTCGGAAGAAGATTCCTACATCCCCAACAAGCTGTTTGTTCTGCTTATCTTCCTCTTCCCCAGGAGCTTCTGCAATTATCAGGATTTTTAACCGGCCTTCCCCCGTATATGGCATACGGGGGCTTAGGCATTTCTTATCTAACCCACATTTGTGACACAAAAGATCGGGTGTGTCTATATACAAATCATTGGGATCGAAGAATCCTTCCATATTCTACACCCTAACTTGCATGATGATGTGTTGGAAAGGACCGTTGTGAAAGTAAACAACGTCTTCTTTCACGGCCAGTTTGGTGCTTCTGCTTAGAATTTGGGATAGAAATTTAGAGTTCATCTTTATATTTATAGGATCTCCAGAATACTTAAAGGGGATTGTCTTCTTAACCCATCCCAATTCATTTGATCCTTCAACTTCGATTCTGTCCTTGAGTACATTTAACAGTATCAGTTTTCCTGATCTGTCAGACAAGTCCGAAGCCAAGATGATTATGTTGTCCACAGCTTCTTTCACTCCCTCAGGGAGAGAGACGGACTTCAACTTTTCTACAACTTCAAAATGTTCCTTGGATTTCTGAAAATCAAATTTACCAGAAACTCTCTTGCAACTGCATGTAACACCCTTATCCGTTCTGAAATGAATCCAATTGTCTGATAGACAATACTCTGTTATTGGAAACTTCACAAGCTCTTCGGCTTGTTTTCCGATAATGAAAAATCTTTCTTTGACTTTTGACTTCATGGTGTATGCACTTGACCTGTAAAGTTCAATTCCCCAACACTTGTCCCCGATGATTCCTACACAAGCATAAGTTCCTTTCGTAAGATCAGGAGACACAGAGAAAGCACACAATCCTATTCCCTCTAAGAATCCTTCAGGAACAGGATGCCAGTCTTTCATAGATTCCTTTATGGACTCAATAGCTTCGGGGTTAGTGTTCTTTTCGTCAGGCAAAGCGGCTATCCTAGATGAAGTGCTTTCGGATGTAACATGAACGAATTTGTTTTTCACTTCAATGGTAATGTTATCATCCGTGATTCCATCAATCAGCTTGAAAAACTCTTCTCCTTTCACAGAAAACAAAGCATCACTTTCATACGGGTGGGATATGCAGATGGTGTCATTATAGGTGACGATCTCATTCTCAAAGAAAATGAAATGACAGGCTTGACCAGACATCTCTCTGTTAGATAACCCAGGCCTCAACATAGACAAAATCTCTCTTAGGTCTTTTCGATCTACTTCCATCATTTCCTCCTTATGAATTTCATTTCTTTAGCCACTTTCAAGATTGTTTCACAATCTTTCTTGTAGTAGAAAGTGAGAAGTCTATGGTAGTCAATCCCCATAGATTTCAAGCGTTTAGCCATTGCTCTTTCTTTTTTTATGTCAGATAATTGTGGAAAGTTTCCACTAAGGTAAAGTATCATTTTTCCCCTCTGCTTTTATTATAACACATCCGATTTGAAACTGAATTCGTTTAAGGCAACGGAAGGTGGAACCCATCTCCACGGATACTTTGGGATGAATTTCTCCAGTTCAAGAAAGTACAAGAGATTGAACCTGTCTCTTAGTTCCCCGTTATTACTCAACCCCGGAGAGATTGTCACTTCTACTTTTCTAGGACCTCCATAGCTTATGAATCCGTCTTCTGTTTCGGCCGTTTCTTTTACCCAATTCTCGTTGTCTTTCAGCTTGTATTTGGAATCGACTACCTTTATTTCTGTTTCTCCTATGTCGAATCCTTTTTCTTGAATATATTTCTTAACCCAAGCTAAGTCTGTCTTCTTGTAATTCACCAAATGCTTTCTCTCTTGCCCCATTGCTTTCGATCTGTAAGATATGGGTACTGCATAAGGTGGGTCTTTGTAGGTTATCTCTCCGTACTTTATGCTTGGGGTAAGAATGATCCCATATCTACCGTACATAACCCAAGAAGTAGAGTCTATGGAATACCAAGGAAACATAGTAATGATCTCTGGAGTAGCTATGCCAAAACCATGCACCTTGTGAGTAGGGTAGTAATCGTTTTTCTCAATACAAACTTGTCTGAATATGTTGGCTATAAAAGGTTTTAACGCTCTTCCTTTAGCAGAAGCCAACCCCCCTACTGCAAAATAATCGTACTCCATAGCCATTCTTAAATAAGGATCTTCGGCATCAGATAGATGATATACAGGGATAGGATGGAATCCCTCTGATTCCATAATTCTCTGATTCTCCCACGTCTTCTCAGCACACCCTATATCATCCAAGTTAGCATAAACTTCTATTTCGCTTTCATGCTCCTTGATGAATTCCATATAATCATTTATGTTTACCTGAGTTTTGTTTGTGTACGCCGAGTAGGCGCCGCTGTCCAGGAATAGTTTCGGCATTTTCTCTCCCTTCTGCTTCTTCTGGAGTTCTTTCAAAATTAGGTTCGTACATAAAGGCTTCTTTCTCTTTAGGAGAAGTATCATAACCATCTCCCTGAGAAACAACATACAACCCATTATGTTTGACAAACCCTTTCGGGGTTTTAAGTCCTTCCAGTATGGAAGCACGTGGTTCTTCTCTTGGCCCGTTTAAGGTGTTTACTATATATGGACGACCGTCTCCTATGTAAGTATAGGTCAATCCCGGTATTACTATGTAAATCCTGTTTCTCTTAGACCCTTTTTTAGAGTAAGGTATAAAACATTCATCAGGAACATTTATAACTCTTACCACTGATATCCACTGAGGGTTATCCAGAGAAGGGCCTACTATGTGAACAAGAG